CACTGTCTCCTGCCAAGAACCTTGAGGCTGGTGCCAACATAGCCAAGACCGGTGTGCTGTCGGGCGTTACTCCTATTGCTAACATTAACTTCTTAATGGCTAACGCACTGACCGCACCAGCAATCATTGACTCTACAGTTGGTGGTCGATACGCACTGTCAGTATTTAATATTGATGTTGTCGATGTAATGAAGCAGGTCTATGGCTTGAGACTAATGGGACAGAAGATATCAGATAGAGTTTTGTTTATGCATCCAGTAACAAGAGAGCCTATCACTACCTCTATGCTTGCGGATTTAGTTGTGGATAACTCTATTACTAAGTCACAGGCACGAGCGGAGATTTCTTCTAACATCCTAGAAAGTATGCTTCGTTACTCTGGGCAACTGGCTGATGGAACTTCAGTTAACTTTATTAAAGATCAGATGAGAAGGAACTGGAACCCTGCAAGAGAAATGAATTTAACCACACAACTTGGTAATGGAACTGATGTTGCCTTCCGGGTGGGTGTGCTCATCAAGGCTCTTAAAGAAGGCAAGTCTAAGCAAGAGGCTATCCGACTAGCCAGAGAAGCACTGTTTGATTACGGTGGGCTTAGCAACTTTGAAAAGAAATACATTGCCAAGGTCGCTTGGTTCTATACCTTCCAGCGTCAGGCAATCAAGACTGTGCTTAAGACAATGGTTAATAATCCTACTAGAGCAAAGAACGCTGCCAAACTAGCACAGAACATTGGCGGCTATGACGACAGACAGTTCTACCCAGACAGTAGAGATTACTTAAACTCTCGTGCTCGCTTGGCAATCATTGATGACCCTGAGAACCAGAGACGCTATAGCCTGTATGGTCCATCGATTCCATACATCTCTGCTATGGATGATGTTATTAACTATCTTTCCTTTATACCTCTGATGGCTAAAGCACCTGACGCTCCCTTGGAAGCGGCAGAGACTATTGGTCTTGAACTTGCTAGCAAGGCTTCTCCTCTCTACAGGTTTGCTGCTGCCATTATGTTTGGTAAAGAAATTAAGTTTGGTGAGGCTAGAACCTTTGGAACTTATCTAGATCCCAGAATGGTTTGGTATCTGTCTCGCAATGCTGAACTGTGGGAAGCCTATACTTCAGTAGTTAACCTTGAGCCTGTTCCACTTGACGAGCAACGCTATGGTGCAACCACATATGCTGGTGTGCAATGGCGCATACCTTATGATGATATGGCTAGCCGTCGTGCGCACTATGCATTCATGGAAGCAGCACTTGGTATAGGATTAAAAAGAACCATTATGGATTATGGTAGTATTATAGCAACGCAAGAGTCAATGCCCGGTGAAGTACCCGGCAGTCGCTTGGCTCTGCAAGAAGACTGGCAAGAGTGGATGCGTTCTATGGGAGTTATCATCGCTACTGATGAGCCGCTGCCAGAAGAGATTCCACTACGCACCAGAGAAGAAAGAATCAGATCATTAAGGGAACTAACAAAATGACATTTGATACAAAGATAACTGTCAAGGATATGCTTGTCATAGGTGGGATAATCGTCACCCTTTCTCTTTTCTATGGGGTTACAGGACAAAGACTTTTAACATTAGAAGCCAAAGCAGCAACCGTAGATGATAACCATGAAACCCTCATTCGTATAGAATCAGACATCAAATATATTATTGAGCGTGTTGAGAATATTGATGAGGACATCAAGGAGATTCGTAAAGATGCCAAAGAGAACTAATAAAAAAGCAATGAAGTGCAACAAGCCTCGCCGTATTAGGAAGGGCGAAGCAGGTCATGGCAAGAAAAAGAAAGTAGTTAAAGGTTGCCAAGGGGGCAAAGAAAAGATTGTTAAGTATGGTGATGCAAATATGAAGATCCGGAAAGGCAATCCCAAAGCACGCAAGTCTTTTAGAGAACGGCATCAGTGTGATAAGAAAAAAGATAAAACAACCGCAGGATACTGGTCCTGCAAGGAGTGGTAACAATGTATAAGAAGACCAAGACCAAGAAGACTATGCCTAGGAAAAAGGCAATCAAGAAGACTGATCCTTACAAGAAGACCAAGAAGAAGTCAAAGAAATATTAAGGAGATAACCTATGCCTAAAAAGAAAAAAGGGCTTTGGGATAACATCCGTGCCAAGAGGGCTCGTGGTGAGAAGTCAAACCCCAGAAGCAAGTCTTACCAGAAGGCTAAGAAAGCCGGACAGAAGATCAATCGTATGGCTAAGAAAAAGAAGAAGTAATAATGACAAAACATTTAATATATGAGGAGAGATCATATGCCTACCGTTAGAGCAGTAGAACTGCCATCATTAGCAACATCGTCCACAACACCTTCATCTGTTGGGACGTCATATTCGACATCAAAGGTTTTAACCTTTTCAATTCCCAAGGCAGCAACTGATGCTGCTTTAAACTTTCATTACCTGTACGTTAAGTGCAGTTCGATATCCAGCACCACAAAGATTACTATGTACATCTGTTCGGATGCAGCGGGAGATGAGATCATCATCCCTGAGTCTGAGGCTGACATTACTGTTGGCACGACCACTGCCACTAAGGGCACTGCTGGTTGGGCTATAGGAGTTCCCGGTAGCGGAGAGGCTACCACACTTTATGCTTTCATCAAGGGCGATGCGGGCACCTTTACGGCTGCGTCTGCGTATCTTACGTATGATGCACACGCTTAAGGAGAACCCTAACAATGGCTATTAAAAATGTATTTGGTCCCAAAGACACATCTCAGTGGCTGGAACTTCAGCCCTCAACCGCTGAAACTAGTGCTGATCCGAATAGCGTGCTTGCTTCTGCTGTTACTTATAATAGCACTGACGGGTGGGTTATTAGCCTTGCAGGTTCTAAGGCTCAAACCGTCGCCTCCGCTGGAGCAGTCTGGTGTTGGCGCCCACGAACTAAGAGTGGATCTATCGTCCTTCTAGCAGCGGCTAAGCAGCAGAACTATGATATTGAGTTTAGGATCCAGACTACCACTGCTACTACAGAGAATCATGTAAACATAGGATTGGGGTTGACTGATGGTGATGCCGATAACTTTGGTGATAGTGGGCATAATATGGAACTTGGTGGCATGGTATTTGACTCTGCGTCGTCTGGACCAAAGCCAACTATCTTCTCAAGAACTGCAACCTCAACCGGTTCCGATACGACAGAGCACACCAACTACCAAATGTGGATGAAGCCACAGTTCCAAATTGCTAATGGTTCAACAGTTCTTAAATCAATCTCTCGCATTGTCCAGATCCAAGATCCCGGTGATTCATATGAGTTCGAGGACAATAATAAATCTAATAACTCAGCGATCACTCTTGCACCTGACACTGGTGATGATAACTATAACCAGATTGCCTTTGCTGTCTTTACAGACAACGCGGCGGCTGCTACTATCAAAGCCAAGATCTACTACAGATTGATCCCTAACGGCACCACAGTAACAGCATAAGGAGAATGTTATGAGAGTATTGTTTATATTAGACGCTGTTGATCCAGCACTGGCAGCAAACCGTCTTGCTGAGTTTGATGTTGAAGGAACCCTGTGGGGCAAATCTTTAACTGCTTCTTGTGAGTTCCACGTAGATGGAGCGAGAGCACTGTTTCTAGGACCCAACGGAACATATGGTAAACTAGACTGGATTGACTGGGAGGAAGGCTGGAGCCGCTTTGTAGTGTGCGTAGAAGAGACATATGATAAATGTGTGGAAGATGTTGATGAACTCTGGGATGGTGAAGCCTCCAGATTGAGAGCGATGTGATGGCTAAGGCTCTGCTCGATAAGGGATTGGAAAAGATCCTGTCTCGTAAGTTGCTTGTATGGGCAACAGCCACAGGGCTGGCGGCTACTGGTTATTTAACTTCAGGTGACTGGGTTACCATCAGCGCATTGTATATTGGCGGTCAGTCTGTCATTGATGCGATTGTAAAACTTAAGGGGGCGTAAGTATGGGCATCTTAGACTTTCTATTTGGTGGTGAGGAAGAAGAGGAAGAGGAAGTAGATCCCAACGCTCCGGTTATTAGATATATCCGGCGACCAGCAGACGAAGGACCAAATCTCGAAGTCTTACCAGAGCCTGTTTTTGATTCTCCTTTTATGGTACCAGAAAGTTCAGCATACGATACTTTTATTGAGGGTACTGTTTTACGCACAGGCACAGAGGATGTACTTGTCCCAGACGCACCGACACCTTCTCTAGAAACTTATGCTGACGAACCTAAAGTTATGGATGTTCCATATCCTTCAGTTCCTTTGTTCAGGCAAGTGGGTGATTTTACAGCAGAGTTTGCTAAGCACATCCCCAGACTAGATCCAGAGAAGTCTAGATTAATTGCTGAACTTCAGATGGTAGGTGAGCAAGAATCTTACTTAGGTCGGGAGGGAGATCCGGGCATAATGCTACGCCAAGGTGCGGCTGGCTTGGATCCTAGATCACCTAATCTTTTAGAGGACGAGTTTGATGCTATGCCCAGAACTGCTCCTAGAATATCCGAGCCGCTTGAGAAAGATCTAAGACGTGTAGCGCGGGGTTTAGATCCTACCACACCAGAAGGTCAAAGAGAGATAAAAAGGCGTCTAGAGGCAGAGGGACTGCTCACGCCCTATAGACCTAGAGATCCGCTCTTCGGTGCCGTCGGTGCTACACAGATAGAAGGACGAACAATCAAAGACGCTTTAAATTATATGCGTAGGAATCCAGATGACTCGGCGGTACTACAAGCATTCTTTATGGACCGTGGTTTAGATATGGGCGATCTCCAGACAGATGAAGGGCAAAACAGGCTTACTGATGAAATAACCTACAGACTTAATACTGACCCCGATCCTGCTTTCCAAGGTGCTGTCACTACAATGTATCAGTTGTACAGAAGAAACTTCGCACCGCAGGCTGACCTTGACATCGTTAGTCCCGGAGCGCGGGGGCGTATCGCAGACTACATAATCCGCGTGCAGAAACCGGATCAGGATGAGAGAGCGGATTACAAAAAGCGAGTGATTGGACACTTAGAGGAGTTTTACCCTAACATACCTGAATAATAAATGTCAACTTGAATTACCGTTCAGTTTGTTGTATACTACTTATTGTGTAGATATTGTAAATCTACATATAGGAGACCATATGATGAGCAAAAGAAAGTACGGTAGTAAGACCATGAGACCTGCAAGAGTAACATACTCAGACAAACTAGAGCAGGCTGAGACATATCAAGAAGTATTAAACTTAGAGATGTATGATTATGTTAGGTATATCTCTGCTAATGACAGTTGGCTTAACTCTTTCCCTAGTCCCGAAGCCACATACATTGAAAGAGAAGACAGTCATAAAAGATATAATAATCTCTTGGATGAGATAGAAGGTTTGCTTACAGAGAAAGAGATGAGAGTATTCTTAGCGATTGCAGAGGACGATGCTTCCCTTCGTTATGTTGCAGGCTTAGAGAATTGTTCACACGAATCTGTTCGCAAGTGCTACGCAAAAGCACTGAAGAAGTTGCGAGGAAACATTAAGATTGAGCACTTATGAGAAAAAACAAAGAGAGTATCATAAGAGAAACAAAGAGAGGAGAAACCTCGAACGTGTCGCACGCAGGGTAATCACAGGGGGGAACATCGAACGTTACTTAAAAAAGTTAATGAAGAAGTGTTCCCCTCCTTCTCTTGAGGAAGTATTGACAAATCTTCCTATTAATAGCGAACCAGAAGATTAGCCTTCTCCCATAAAGATTTCTATGAATACCTTTACGGGAAAAGAATAACACCGGATGGAACAATGGCACGAAGAAAGAAAATAACAAAGGGCTTAAAGGCTCTTGAAAGTGGTGATATAGCAGAAGCAGTTAGGTGTTTGATATACGATGTCACATCTAAGTTTGCTGATGAAGACTTTAAAGGCTTCAAGCCTCAAGACTTAATCTCACTACTTGTTTTATATCGTGGTCTAACGGTGGTCGGTGAAGATGGTTCTTCTCCAGTCGATGAGTGGCTGGTGTCTGTAAAGAAGAAGGACCCCAATGTCGAACCTAAGTGACATTATACTAGACCCACACGAGTTCATCCCGCGTCTTAAGATTAAAGATAAGAACGCGAAGTTGAAAACCTTTGGTCACGTTATCAATCCAGAGCAAGTTAGATTACTTAATACACTGGAAAATAATAAAAGGGTTGCTGTTGTAAAGGCACGGCAACTTGGTTCGTCTACTCTTTGTAGGTCCTACTTCTTTTGGCGGGCTTACTGTGCAGCCGATCCTTTAAAGTTTGCTGTTATGTCTAACAAGTTACGTTCTGCTACAGAGTTGCTTGATATAGACAAGAGATTTCTTAATACGCTTCCTAAGCCCCTTAGACGGGCTTCTACTATTAAGAGGGATGAGATAACCTTTGAAGCCACAGGAGCCTCTCTAGGTGCCTTCTCGGCACAGTCAGACGCTACGGACAGAGGGTATACATTTAACGGTGCTCATCTATCAGAGTTTGCCTTCTATGATAAGGCTGATGAAGTATTAGCATCTTTGTTAGCATCTGCTAATGATGCCAACGTCGTAGTGGAAAGCACCCCCAACTACTGGGGTGATGCCCTGCACCAGATTGCGATGGATGCTCAGTATAATGATTCTTGGAAAGTAATAATGATGCCTTGGTTTACCTTCCCAGATTACAGGAAGGAACTACCAAAAGGTGGGTTGACATTTTATTCCAATGAAGAAACGCTTAAAGAACTGTACAATCTCACTGATGAACAGATCTATTGGCGACGGTGTAAACTTGAAGAAATCAAATCAGAAAGTCTCTTCCGCCGAGAGTACCCGGCGAACTTGGAAGAGGCATATACTCTGGATGATCAGAACTTCTTTAGCCATGAAGATCTGGATCCTTTGGAAGTTATTGATGTACAAAATAAACTACGGGTTGTTCTTCAACCCTATAATGATCGGAATCGTTACAGCGTGGGTTTTGATCCTGCGTCCGGTGTCGGAAGAGATTTCTCTGTTGCTTACGTTCTAGACAAGATCTCGTATAGCCCAGTAGCAATCATCAGTTCCAATCAACTATCTATCAAGGCTTTCAGTGAGGAGGTAATCCAAATCGCTAGAGCCTACAAGGCACCAGTAACTTTTGAACTTAACAACCACGGGGCAGCAGTTAAAGAAATCTTTGATGGGTTTGGTTTCTCTAACTACGTTCCGTTTACTACCACGCAGAAGAGTAAGATTAAACTTTATGATATGTTCAAGTCCTCTCTGCAAGAAAGAATTATTGAGAACATTGATTCCATTACATTCAGCGAGATGAGAAACCTCGTGATTGATGACAAGGGTAGGGCACCGCACCACCCTGAAGGGAACAACTACCACGATGATCGGTGTATTGCTTACGCTTTAGCACTACGTGGTTTACAAAGTGTTCAGACACCGAAGACTGATTGGGACAGAATGATAGTTAAGAAACGACGTCCCTCTAAGCATAGACCCATTACGACCGCACATCCATTAAAATCATCGAGGAGATTTAGGTAATGAAAGCAAAAGATATATCCCAGATTATTATAGCGCACCGAAACTATTGGGATCAGCGCAAGCACGCTATGGAGGCATACACCAGAGCCTATCGCTCTGAGATGTTTCGTGAGCAAAAGACAGCAAAGGGTGGAGTAGTCACTGTTGAGACTGCTGATGCCTATGGGTTTGTAGAAAGTTTTATTGCTTCTCTATTTGCCAAGGCTCCAGCCGTAGCGGTGGGGGGAGATCCACAGGGCATTGGGGAGCCCGATACAGTAGAGATGGTGCTTAACCGTTTCCTGTATGAGAAGGCAGAGATGCTTGAGACTGGATTGCGGTATGCTCTTATCTATCCTTGCGCGTTCTTTAAACTTGGTTTGATGGAAAAGGAACTGGCAATGGATAGCATCGACATTAAAGCGGTGCATCCTTGGGATGTTATAATTGATATGGATGCTAACAACTGGGAGTCGATGCGCTTCTGTGGGCATCGATACTATCTCCCAGCCAAGCAAGCCAAGGAGCGCTTTGGTAACAAAAGGTTCAAGGCATCCATCAAGAATGATTATCTTAATGAGTTCAATCAGGTTCTTGATTCAGCAGACACATCTTATCTTTTATCCAATGGTGGCAAGATTGATGATATAGATGATGCACTCCTTCAGTATGTTGAGATCTACGAACTGTATGACCTTATCAATGATGAGTTAATCTTTTATTCTCCCAACTACGACAGCAAGGATGGAGTGATTGAGAAGGCTCCTGCGGTTCCTTTCCGTAAGCCCGATGGCACTCCCCAAGCCCCAATCGCTCCTATGTATCTTGCATACGATCCGCAGTATCCTCTCAAGGGTTTCTCTAGATTGGGTCTGATCTACGACCAGTTGTGGGAAGTTAATAACTTACGGACTGTCTGGGCTAACGGTCTACGCCGTGATGCTCGTGTCTATGTAACCAGAAAGGGAACTCTAGATGAAGAGGCGAAAGCCATCCTCGCAGAGAACCGTGACCAGTCTATTGTGGAGATGGACTTGCCTCCTGATTCTGATGCTCGTACTGCTATCGTTCCTCTGATTGCTAATACATTTTCTCCTGACTACAGTATCTACAAGGCTGAGGTTAGACAGGATCTGGACCGTGGTTCTATCCTTGCTCCCTTCACCAGAGGTCAGGCTACCAATGCATCTGCCACAGAGATTGCTGCTCTTACCCAATACTCTGCTTCAGAGATTGGCAAACTAGCAAGGTCCCGTGACCGGTCTCTTGAGATCATCTGTCAGATTTACGTAAGTATGTTCCAGCATCTTCTGATGACCAAGCCTGATGATCACGCTAAAGAAATGGTTTATATTGATGGCAATGTTAAGGTTCTGACTGAGGAAGACTTTAGAGGTAAGTTTAAATATGCTGCCGCTGACCAGTCCTCTACCCCTCTGTCTGCTGCTATCAAGAAGCAATCCATTACAGAGTTGCTTCCTGTTCTTGTTCAGTTGGGTGTTGACCCTCGCAAGATCTTGGAAGAACTTATTAGACTTCACAACCTGCCCGAAGACTTTATGCCAGAGGAAGCACCCCCAATGCCTACAGCACCGGGTGGTGGTCAGGGAGCCCAGCAGGCTCCTCTTGGTCCTCCAGCAGATAGTCCCGACGCAATACCCGTTGGTGGTGGAACGGAGGCAGCAGCCATCCGTGGAGCAGGCATGGACATACTAGCACAAGGGATTACTGAGTAATGCCACTGTATGTATACGATATACTAGGACCGGATGGTCTTCCTTCAGGCGAGACCATAGAAGAAATCTTTAAGGCTTCTGAGGTTCCAGATCAATTGAAGGGTGCACTTACTGGTGCGATTGCGGTAAGACGACGGGTTAATCTTATTGCTCGCACCCCCGATAAGTGGGGAGCCGGGGGAACTGGTAAGTGGGGAATCAACGGTTTCTTTGACCGGGGATTGGGGGTACGCTACAACTCTTACGAAGAGCGAGATGCGATTTGTAAAGCAAGGGGTGTAGTTCCGTTAGATGATATGCCCAAGTATTACTTGGAAGATCACAATGAAAAAGCAATGAAGTATGAGAAATACCTTGATGACCGAGCAGATGCTTACTGGGAGGGAGCCAAGGCGTGTAAAGATATTAAAGATCAGGAGAGGTTCTGGGAGGAGTATTGTCCTGCTAAACCTGCTCTTGATGGTGAGTTCACTAAAACCATAGACGACTTTTAAAGGAGAATATTATTATGGCTATTGAAGATAGAATGGCATCTGCACCCTTACCCACACAAGGGGAGGTGATGCCCGAGGACATTATGGAAGTTGAGTTAGCAGAGGCTCAGGCTTTAGACGAGACGGTTGCAGGTAATGCACCCACAGGTAGGTTTGGTAAGACACGCCTGTCTGCTCTCGCTCGGTCAATCAATTCGTTTAATAAGTTGATTGGCGCTCCAGAGATTGGAACTGAGTTTGAGGACATCAAGGATGGACCTCTCCCGCAGGATCTATTCCGTGCCATCATGGCTATCCAGAGTGCGACTGAAAGTTACACGATGGCTGAGGGTGATGAAGAAAACATTCATTCCTTTGGTGATCTGAATGCCGTGACCCGTGATAAGGACTTGGCTGCTATCTCTGCTAAGATTACTAAATTAGTTAAAGATAAGGCTTTCAAGAAGTTCCTTCAGACTGACGCTCCAGAGGAAGCACCGGTTGAGGAAGTTGTTGAAGAAGTTACTGTTGAGGGAGAGGCTCCTACAGAGGAAGCCGCATTAGACCTAGCCGCATTAGGCTTTTAAGGAGAACATAAATGAGTGATGAAAACGTTGGGACTGCACAAGTCAATACCCCAGCCGAAGCATCAGCACCTGCTGCTGAGCCTACGGTTGAGGTTCCGCAGACTACCCCAGCAGATACTATTGACTTAGACCAGTTGCTTGACACGCACTTGACTGGACCAGAGTTTGAACAAACTAAGCACAAGGGCATCAAGTATGATGAAGTTATTAGACAACTTTCCCCTGAAGCAAAGAAGTTAGTTCAGAACCTTCGCGAGGATTATAGAAAGAAAACTACTAGGATCTCTACAGAGCGTAACGAATTGAAAGCCCGTGAGCGTGCCTTGTTTGAGAACGAGCAGATGCTGAACGGTCTTAAAGAAAAGATGCAGTTGCCCGAAGCACTTGATATGTACAACCCAGAACATCTGCAAAAGTACATTGAGGCTAAGGCAGCAGAGCAACTTCGCAATATGTTACAACCTGCTCAGGATGAACTTAGAGTCTCTAAGCGTAAGGCAGAGATTGATAGGTTTCGTGCTGAGAATCCTGACTTTGATACCCATAAGGAAGATATCGCTGGTCTCATTAGAAATAAGGGCTTGTCTGCCGAGGAGGCTTACTACCTTGTCAAGGGTCGCAAGTCTCGTGAAGAGCAAGAGAAACTTAATGAGGAACTTCGTATGCACCGTAACAGTGCTCGTGAGTATGGCTACAAGGTTACTACCGGTAATACACCGGGCGTGCATAAGCCTAAGTTCAAGAGCGCCTACGAGGCTTATCTCCATATGAAGAGGACAGGTAAAGCGTAATGCCTATCTATGAGTTTCGGTGTTTAAACGAATGCTGTAAGGGCGAGGTAGAGGTGATGCAGAGATACGAAGATCCTCCACCTCCCTGTCCTTTCTGTAATTCCGAGACCAAAAAGAAAATCTCCCCCTCCAGTTTTGCGCTGAAGGGGGAGGGCTGGTATCGTGATGGTTATCAGAAGAGATCTGAATGAATAAGGTTCTATACTCAAAGGGAAACAATGATGAGTGTTATACACCTGCTTTAGGTGTTGCACCCATACTAGAGTTTATCCCTGAAGATGCAATCGTCTGGTGTCCCTTTGATAAAAAGGACAGTGAGTTCGTTAAACAAATCTCTAAACAGAATCAAGTTGTGTTCTCACACATAGATGCTGGGCAAGACTTCTTTACATATGAACCAGAGAAGTGGGATGTGATTGTATCCAATCCACCTTTCACCAATAAAAGAAAGTTCTTTGAGCGTGCCTTGTCTTTTAATAAACCGTTTGCTTTAATCATGACCAATACTTGGTTGAATGATGCGGCACCTAAACAGTTGTTCAAAGACAAGGACTTACAACTCTTGATGTTTGATAGAAGGATGAAGTTTATTTCTCCAGACGGTAGGGATAATAATAAGATCACGTTCAGTAGTAGTTACTATTGCTGGAACTTCTTGCCAAAGCAGATCATTATGAAAACCCTACCCCTTACTTAATCTTCTCCTCTATCCTCTGTTCCAATTGTTCCACTCGGATTCTCATTAACGTGAGGTCCGTCTCGATCTGCTGAAGCCTTGTGGTTTTCCAAGGTAACTCTGGTTCCGGCAACTCTGTTTGGAACTCGCGGTGTGGTAAAGAACACATAACGGTTCCCATTATCAACAATACTGTTATCATAAACAACTCTAAGTTCATTCGCATACTCTTCTCCTAATGACCCGGCTAAGGGTGTTTTAATGTCTTTGTCTTTCATTTGCTTCTCCTAGTGGTAAGTGTCTAACTCAATCATTCTTTTAAGAGCCTCGTCTAAAAAGTATTGAGCATCTTTGTAAGCAGTGTAATGGTCGGCTAACTCATTTGTATCTGTGGAAGATTCATATATTGCTAGGTGGTAGGAAGCCGACCAATGCAACCAGAAGCAGTTGTTGATGTGATCAATCTCCATCAGCAAACTCAGTTGGAATCCACTTCCTGTCTGGTCCTCTTACATTCAGGCACTTCTCGTTATCCAGATTGCTTTGGATAAGCATTGCTTCCTGATACCTTACGGTATTAAGATCGCCTGTGCCTATAACACGAACCTCACAGTCTTCAGCGGTCCAGCCAGACCCTGTTACGTGCTGGGCTAAGGCACAGACTCGATGGTTGCTGAAGTGTAGCCTTATGCGATCATCAAGGTGAATGGTCGAGGACCCATAATAATACTTATGGTCTGGGCAGGTAACCTTATACACATAAGGATCAACTTGGCGATTGGCTTTATACCATTCCTTACCCGCCTTGCTAGAGCAGGTTCTACAGTAGCCCTGAAGCCCATCAGAACTGTTGCGGTGTTTATTAAACTCTTTTACTTCTTTTAATGTGTCGCACTTTGGACACCTTTTTGCTTGTACTGTTGTCATCTCTATTACTCCTATTATTAAGTTCGTCTGTTGGATACGGTAGACGAGACCGGGTTTCAATACTCAAAAACTTTTTTATTTCACTACTACTAAACGACATTTCCCCTCCATCTGATTGACAATAGATTCTATTAGTAGAGACGTTGTTGTCTCTTTCAACTTTAATCGGTTGGTCTCCTATTCAACTAAGCCCCTGTCTCATTCCGAGGCAGGGGTTTTTTAGTAGTTGCCATTGCAGTACGCCTTTAGTTCAGCAATGAACTTCTTTCTACGCTTATACCAGCCGGGAACTGAGATGTTATCCCTACCCGGAAAGTTTAAGATTCGTTTCTTGTCCGCACTGTATTGCAGTTTAGCCATTCCAGTCATCTCTAAAAAGATAAACCGTTGAGCCTTATCACGAGTCTGGACAAACATAAAGATTCTGTTTAGTTTTTCATTCTCATCTTCTGACATCATATCATCCTTTTGTTTTTCAATTGATTGTTGAACTTCAGCCTCGTTGATTTCTTCATCGTAAAAGCCATTGATTCTTTTCTTAACATTCTTGTCATAGTTGATTTGTTTTTTCATCCATTCTAAGTACCACCAATTAAAGTGGTTAGTAATCCAAGTACGCAGGGTACTCTTCTCTGGATTCCATTCCATTAGGGTCTCTGCCTTATCAGCATAGAAGGCTGCGTTGACAGTCATTAAAACATTATCTGTAGATTCCCAAGCCTCTGCCTCAGAAATCCGTCTGTAATTCATTAAAGTTTGTGAGGGTTTATACTTGCTATAAGGACTCCAGCAATAGATTCTAGCGACCCCACCTTCATTAAATATTAAATCTGTAATCTCTTCGTTCATAGTAAGGTCTCCTATTCCTTGCCATCTATAATATATAGTTTCTAATAATCCCAATAGAACATTTATTCTCACAATATATATAATATACCATAAAGGTTCTGGATTGTCAAGAGCAAAATAAAAAGAAAATAAAAGTATAGAACTGAATGGTAATTCCTATAAGGTATATGGAGAGGGAGGATTTACCACACCCACTCTGGGCAAAAAAAGAAACTGGAGTCATTATGGGTTCACTTAGGACACGACAGTTTATTAGATATACACCTGAACAAATAGAAGAATTCTGTAAGGAACTAACTTGGCATAACTATAAAAAGGACTGGATTTACTTACCTGTTTCCAATAAGTATGATGTTGAGGTTGGGTTGTTAATGATCTGTAAAGCAGGAGGTTCTATCTGGGCTTCTTTCAAAGAAGCCTACCGTGCCAATACAGACTCAGGTCACTACTTAACTTACATTGAATACCAACCACTGAAGGATAAAGAAAAATGAAACTTAAAGAAAAGATAAATAAAGTTGAGTCTCATCTTGATAAGATAGAATATAAAGAACTCAGTAAGTTCTATCTGGACAGAGAGTCAATCAATAAAGAGATCTTTGAAATTAGATTACTGCTCAGAGAGATTGATCTTAAACTTAATACCCTGTAAGGTTGACAAAGTATTATATTATATGAAGCAGTAGGTTTGACCCACATAGGATAACTTATCTACAGTCTCAAGACGGCACGAATAAATAGGACTTCAGATTATCCACCTGAAATAACCCTCAGTAGTCGTATGGATAAACGTTAAACTTTTTACTATAGAAACTTAAACTTAATAAAGGATTGAAATCATGTCTATTACATTGACTGGAATTAGTAATGATATTCTCTCCACGACTATTTACGAGATTGAGGATGAGGTCAGTGAGGCGCTCTTCGAGACGACTCCCTTCCTCAGCGTATCCAAGAAACTTGGTAAGATCCGCACCTTTGATGGCGGCTACAAGTTGGTTGTTCCCGTGGAAACCGAGGAACACTCGCAGTTGACGGTTCTCTCAAGCGGTTGGGAAGCACTGGACCTTAGCGTCCGTGATGCCACCCAGCAGGCTGAGTATGACTGGATGCGAGTTGCGATGCCCGTTCTTATTTCAGGTCGTGAAGAGGCTGAGAACTCTGGCGAGCGTGCCATTATTGACCTTGCTGAGGTGCGATATAAAAATGCATTGTCTGCGCTGATGCGTAAGATTAACCAACAGATTGTTGGTAACACTGTGACCGACCTTGCTACGCTTGGTACGATTAACGGTAACACGGCTGGACAGGGCGTGTCGACTGGCTTCCTTGAGGATGCTGCTCCTGCTTCGCAGGGCAACACGATGGGTGGTCTTTCTCACGGTCTTGCTGTTGGTCTCCAGAACCAGTTCGCCAATGCGTCGAACGACTTCTCGGCTAACGGTATTGCGGCTATGTATGAGTTGGAAGCCAAGGCTTCTACGCTTATGCCTGCCGACGGTGACGGTGGTCGTTTCCACCTGACCCTTGCCTCGCCCAACGGGTATGTCAACTATCGTCAGGCGCTGTTTGCGCAGGAGCGTTATGTTGATGCGAAGACTCTTGATGCCTCTGGTGTTCAGAGCCTTCAGTTCTCGTCCGGTGTGATTATGCCTGAGCGAGCGATGGACGTTGCTGCTGGTGCTGGTTCCGCTGGTTCCAACACGATGGCAATGCTTAACCTTGACGCTATCTACCTGCACGTTCACGGAGACGCTGACTTTAAGTTCACCGGCTTCGAGGACATCTCGGGTTACGATGGACGTTATGGTCGCATCCTGTTCATGGGTGGTCTGTGTGCTTCACATCTTGGTTCAAGCGCGTTGCTTGTAAACGGGGAGACATTCTAATGGCTACTTCATCTCTTATTCAATACCTTGATGCTCCGAGTACGGATGTTGGTCCTTCCAACCGTCGTGTGACTGAGCGCTTCTTCGCCACTGGTGCTATTGCAATCGGTGACTTCGTTGCGTTTCAGGTTGCTGACTCTGCCGTGACCGGGTCTGACCGGGTTGTTAAAATCCAGAAGGCAAACTCTGGTGGTGCTGGTTCCAAAGTTGCAATCGGTGTTATGATTGCTCACAATGGTTCGGGTACAGACGCTGCTGCTGATGACCTCTGCGAAGTTGTTATCAAAGGCTACGCCGAAGGCGCTAACGTTGCTGATGCAGCGGGTGCTGGTGTGGCGGTGGTTCCTTCGGGGACTGCTGGTCGATGCCAAGCGGCTGGGACTAATGATCTAGTTCCTCCGGTGGCGCAGACCCTTGAGGCTCCTTCGAGTGACAAGGCTGACGTTTGGGTGTTCGGACTCTTCAGTTAATATATAATGCCCTCCTTTGAGGGCAAACTCCCCCTAGTCTGGCTCGTTCTGGGCTAGGGGGTTTTTTACGAGGCGGGGTAAATGAATAGACAACAGATAAGAAATAAGATCTTACAACAGAGTGAGTATGCTCCTGATGATTCAGTTGCTACTGGCTATACCAACTATGTTAATAGTGCAATACAAGATGCGTATATGGAGGTTTGGAATCGCCGCGCCTACGAGTTTAATGAAAAACAATTAGACATTCCAATCTTCACAGAACTTTCTTACAATACAGTAGAGACCACAGCAGGTGGCAGATACAATACCCTAGGGGTTACGGACAGATCAACAACCGCTACCTTTGCAGCACAGGGAACCAAGCCTGCTATCTTTGTCGAGGGCAATCATATAGATCCCTTGATGTCAAAAGAAAACCCATACCATATTGGTATGTATCCTCTCATCCTACAGGATGGAAACAATAGAAACTATGCACTCGGTAAGAGCCACAATGGTATTACTTGGACACTGGGTGAAGACTGGAGAGGAACTTCAGCAGAGGCAACAACCACTTCAACTAACTGGACTGTTGCTAAGCAAGACTATGTTCTTCCACAGGATCTGATTGAGATTATGGATATCACATTCAGAGACAGTACAATAACGAATGCTTCGAGACAAGGTAAAACATTTTCTATCCCACCACGTATGGATGTAGATGCAAACCTTAGACTTAACCAGACAGCAGCCAAGCCTACCTATTATGTTCCACTTAACTTTGGTAACACAGAACCATTGGAGTGGTTGACTACTGCTACCATTACATCAGGCGGTAGCCTTGTCGCAGGCACAACGTATGCTGTAGGCGTTTCTACCTACGACTTCGAGACAGGTATAGAGTCAGCCATCCTAACGGTCGCTAGCGGGCTCACAGGCAACACAAGAATACAATATACTTATGCTGCCTCAGCCTTGATCGGTTCAACTGAGTGGGCTAACAAAGCCCCAGTTATTTATCTTGGTATCAAACAAGACGATGGCGCTTATGTCTGGTATCCCAATTATGATAATGGTTCGCAAGCAGATAAGTTCTGGACACTGCCAGCCTCGTCGGGCACCTCACCCAATCACGCATTACCCTTACGTAAAGCAGTCGCTGGTTCCACAGTAAACATTGATACAGAACAACGCTTCCGTCCGCGATACGCACATCACGGAGGAACACAAAAGGTTATTCGTTTCTATCCAAGACCTACCGGAGGAGACAAAACATATCTTTCTACAGACTATGTTGCAGAGGACAATAGAAACTTAAACTACTTCACACTACGTTACATATACAAACCACAAGAACTAAGAAAGGATTCAGACATACCTGCAATCCCAGAGAACTTTCATCAGATCATAGTAGAGTTAGTCCTGCAACAGATCTATATGAGATTCGCAAATCCAACTCTGGCAGAACTGCACAAGAAGAAGTATGAAACTTTACTACGCAGACTAGACAGTAGGTATGCAACCAATATGGATTCAGTTGTACAACGTGGTCAGTCACAAAGGTTTGGTTCAATCTTCAACCGTGCTCGCTTCCCTAGATACACAGTAACTTACACCAGTTAAGGATAACAATAGATGTCCAAAGTAGATAGAACATTTGAGCAGCCTAACCTGATTGGTATAGAAAGAAGGCTGAGGGCACAAAATCAAAACTCTGCTTGGGTCGCAGAGAACTGGCGTTATGATCCCAGACTAATGGGCTTTGTTAACGACAGAGGATGGGTACCTTACAATGAAGAATTAGATGTAGCAGCAACATCAAACTTTGTAGAATCAGAAGTAGTCTGGTCAGTATACGCATGGGAAAAGAACGGAGGGTCAGAAAGATATATAATCTACGAAACCCCTACAGCAATCAAGTATATTAAGAACCAGAACAACACAGGAACCATACTAACTAAGCCATTGGAAGTGCAGCAGGAGTATGGAATCAATAACAGATCCGTAACAGACCCCGGCATACAGTATATTGACGCTGGCAACTACGTTATCATATTTAACATCCCCGGCAACAGACCTTTAAAGTTCTTTAATCGCAATAGGATAGAACCATTTGGCTATGCTGTCACACCTCCTCCTTGCACTCCTATCCAGCCGGGAAGAATATCTATGGGTGGTGTTGATGATTCTACATACAACTGGGCATTCACCACCACCGATACAGAGACTGGTACATTCTCAGTAGGTATATGGGGTTACGGTAACTCTGCTGGTATGGATCCGGGAGCACAGTTCGGTGACTTAACTGATGCTGACCTTGCTCACGATTTACAAAAGAACTTACTTCATAACCTTAAGTGTTCATACAAGTATAAGATTGCATATGTAAGTGACACTGGTAGTGAGAGCCCTGCAAGCGAGGCAAGCAAACTTATTAGTTGGCTAGGGCAGATGGATGGTGATGGTGGCGATGAAGAGAACACAGAATCATTTAACTTATCCTCTTCGCGCTTCTTCCTGCCTATCACTAACATACCCATAGGTCCAGAGGGAACACTTACCCGTAGGATATACAGAACAAAGAACTTAAATCTGTTTAGCATAGACCCAGCCTCAGCCCCGGCAGAGGAAACATATTATTATGTTGATGAGATACCCAACAACTGCGAGACCTTTTATCTTGACATAGTATCTGATGTTAACCTAGCATCAGAGATGCCTACTATTAATGAGACTGGTACCTTGCCTATTGATACTAGGTTCGCAACTCTATGGGGAAATAAACTTGTTCTTGCTGGTGGCACAGACTCTACTGCTGTTTACTATTCAGAGTCTGGTAGGTTTGAACAGTTCGGTAATGACAACTATTATAATATCTCTGGCTATGGGGTAGGGGAGATCACGGGGCTCTTCCCTTCAGCCAACATATTATATATCTTTGCTCTGCGTGGCATCTTTGCTCTAATCCCAGATGAGAGAGGTGGCTTTTATCTTACCACTATATCAGATAGCATAGGTTGCATAGCACATAAGAGTATTCAGTTCGTACCGGGAACAGGTGTTGTCTTCCTAGGACAGAATGGTTTCTATGCAATCTCAGGCAACCCACAGTATGACCAAGTTAAAATACTTTCTATCTCTGATGGGCTTGGCGGATACCTAGACAATACAAACTTAATCAACTGTCAGGTGGCAGCATCTACCTATAACACTAGGGACCAAGAGTATTGGTGTAGCCTACCCACAGACGGCTTTAACGACCCTATGACGGGCTTCATATACCACGCCCCTATCAAGACTTGGACTGTTAGACAGAACGTGCCAGCAGCCTGCTTCACGCAGTTGCCAGAGGGCTTTACTTTATTTGGTTCTAACTACGAGACAACTATCGCTAACATCTCTGGGTATGAGGACAATGCAATTAACTATGATGTTAACAATGGGTTGCAGGTATGGTGTGGCAGACCAACGTGGGGAATAAAAGTTACAGGTACAGCAGAGTCACCCACCTATGCAGAGCGGCAACCACCCAACACTAGGTTTGCTACAGCATGGCTAGACTTTGGCGATGATGATTATAAAAAAGAAGTTCTCTCTGTAGAGATAGATTACGTAGAGACTGGTGGTCAAGCCAAGCCACAACTCAATTGTTTTATTGACTACGATAGATATCCAATCCAGTATAGTGATGGCACTGTATCTACTATGATAAGGAATGCAGAGCGAGAACCATATGGATCTTTTTATCTTACACAGACACAGGGATCTTCTGCTACGTTTGCTAAGGCTGAGTCTGCTGGACCAGTAAGAATGTTAACTGTTCGTTATGATGTAGCACCACTACACGCTGTTGCCTTCCAGTTCCAGATAGAAACTTCATCTACCAATGCTGCTAGTCTGGTGCTAGATGAGAAGGGATCAGTAATCACACCTGCTCTCAACTTGGGTATGAAGGTATGTGTGCTAGGATATAAAGTTAACTATAGATACAAGGGCGAGTTGAAGACCTATCAGGCTAAGTTTAATACTGTGGCTAACAATCAAGGAGGGGTATACTAATGAAGATCATACCCGGTCAGCAATGGGGTGAGGGCGAGGCTATCACAGGTACAGGTCTCAATGCCCAGACACAAGAGAATATTAATATTATCAATGGCGGATTGCAGCATACCGAGTTGCCTGATCAATCGATAGATTATACTGCTGTCTCTATGAATCCTATGAGCAAGTATTATACTCTTGTTGATTCGACTACAGATCAAACTCTTACGCAGAATGATATGCTTGCTGGTAAAGGATCAGTTGCTTCAGGTACAATCACTGGAGTTAAAGAAGGATTTCTTCGTGGGTCACTTACGCTAGTCATAGATAACATAGGGGCATGGTCGACCCCCAATGGCAATGCAGCCAGCCAGTTAAAAAACTATTATAATATAGAACTGTTCATAGCAGGACGAAAGGTTGCCGATACAAACTTTATAGGCAAGGGATATCACACAACAACTATTCCTTTCTTTACTCCTATAATGAGCGGAAGCCCAGTGTTTAACGTTATTATTAAACCCCACGGTTTCAGATGGCAGGGACAAGATACAAACTTCTTTACTGTAAAATCTGTATACTCATGGGCTAGGAACATCTATAGATGATGGAGATTAATCAATGGCTAAGGTAGAAGGCGTAACAGTATATGATAAGGACTATGATCTCCTTGAGACTACAGACCTTAATACTACTATGCAAAAGTTTGAGGATGCTTTAGGTGCAAATGACATAGATAAAACAAATGTTATGGAAGGTGGCATCATACGCCATAACCTTACATTGCCCAATACAGCCTTTACTACAGGTCACCAAGTACAGAACTCTAAAGCAGTCAGCGGCATCCTCCATATTAATACAACTGATGGCTCTATCTTCAACACCACTAATACTTTTAACAACGCCAATGCAGGTACCTATACCACTGTAGTAGTAAGCACCGGTGCAACATCAGAACAATTATTTAATACCAACACTGGTTACTCACTTAAACAATATGATGTGATGCGTGCGCACTTTAGTATTGCTATCCACTGTCAAGTAGGAGCAGGTGTTACCGCAGCCTCTGATGATATTATTAATGTTAAGATGCAGTATGCTACCACTAACTCTGGTGGTACATTAGGTGGATGGACTGACTTTGCTACTGCTGGAGAGATTCAGTTCGGCGGCAACTCTAATATTCTTTCTGATCAAGATACTACTATGTCGGTTTCTAATAGACACTTTGTTACGGGCAACTGGTCAGGTATTAAGATCTTAGCAGCAGATGATATTATATATGGCACAAGGATAGCCATCAAGTGTGATGCAGATGCAGTAGCAGTAGTGAGTGGATGGCGAGGCACATTCGCAGTTGACCGTAGGTCGGGGAGTTCTTAAGATGGCATTTACTAGAGTTAAAACTTGGTCTGATGATGAAGCCTTTACAGCAACTTCGCAAGAGGCAAACTTTAAAAAGTTAAGGTCAGAGATTAACAGGGGGCTAGCGTCGTCTGATATATATGTCAATGCTACGCGAGGTACCACCAACCGCTACTTCGGACCTAAAGAACTAAAGAAACTAGAAGTATCTAAGACCGGTCCATCTAAGTTTGACATCATGGCTGTTGGATGTTCAGGCACAACTGCTGCTGTGTGTAATGATTTTAGTTTAATAAACGGTGAAGCGTGGTCATCTGGTAGTCCATTCGATTTAGCATTCCCTATAGGAACTTCTTATAATGGTCTCATTACCAACCTGTCCCATCCTCGCATTGCGGAGAAGAGTTCTGGTTCTGCTTCTGGATATCTTACTGGTGAGATGATTACCTGCCTACCAAAGACAGGTGTTTCTTTTTATCTAGAGAAGTCAGCAGATTGCATAGTAGAGTTCTGGTACCAGCCAGCATTCATACCAGACTCTATTTATAACAGTTCATCTGATGGACAGCAGGGTGGGCTTACCAGTTACATCGATGCCTTTGCTATGTATCGTGCTGAAGCAGATACATCTTGGGCGATATTAGATGAGATGGGAACAAGGATTAGATCGAATGGCAAGAAGGCACAGATGGCATTCTTACAGCACATCTCATTCCACATAGTAAAAGAAAACCTGCAACCGGGTTGGCATCATATATGTCTGGGTGCAGTATCAGATTATCAATTAGCAATCACGGGAACAACAGGTGTCATTGTTGAATCGTTTCAATCAGGATCATAATAGACAAATGTTTTATTATATAGGAGTCAAGGTATGACCGGAGTAGAGATCGCAGCATTAGTAGCGACCATAGCAGCCGCAGCCACAGCAGCCGGCACGCAGGTAGCGGCTACACAGAAAAGAAAGAAAGCAATAGAAGACCGTATATCGGAACTTAGTAGAACGCCGGGTCTCTCTCGTGAGCAACGATTAGAGTTAGAGGCTGCTGGTCTCGGTGCTGTTCAGGCAGGACAGAGAGAACTTTATTCTCGTATGGCTGACTTCTATACAGGTGGTCAAGTATCTGGTGGTGATATCCTTAGAGTCCAGAAGCAAGCAGGTGAGCAAGCCAGAAAGAGCCAGATGGACATAGGAAAAATGATTGCTGGTGTTGAGGCTGCCACTATGGCAGAGAAGCGTAGAGCCAGAGAGCAGTATGAGACAGCAGGTATAGAGGCAGGAGCACAGGCTACAGCGGCTATTGGTGGGGCTGCTGCTGCTGGTCTGGGGGCTATTGGCGAAGGGCTAGGTGCTGTTGCCCTAGACCAACAAAGAAAAGCATATGAGGCTGACAGAGAACTGATGGCTGGGGAGTTTGGTGCAGTATCAGAGTTTGATAAAGCAGAGTATGATCGTTTAAAGGCTAAAGGGCAATTACGGGACTTAGCGGAAGAAGAAGAATTTATAAGACTTGACCAACTGTTGGGGGGTAACTGATGCCTACAGTAGCAGAAATAATTGCAATGGATATGCAGAGCAACGAAGCAAACTATATGCGTATCTATGAAAGTGTGCTCAAGGATGAGTATGCAAAACTCCCTAGCGCTGCAAAGGTTAATCTTCTTAACCGTAAACTGCGCAGACTTGCAGATGCAAAGTCAACACTAGACTCTCTTATTAGAGATCAGATCCAAGCAGATGCTAGGACTGCGCTACAGATACAAAAAGATTCTGCCGCTGCTGCTAGACAGAATGCTAGACTTACATCAGAGGCTGCTGTTGCCGGTGCTAGGGAAGCAGATCGTAAGGGTGATGACTTTGATGATATGATAAGAAAGGCTACGGTCGAGGGCACAGGAAAAAGAATGGCTGATGCTCTGATTGATCCTACACGAGGCACTGCTACAGGCAGGTCAGTGACGGCTACTAGTACCAAAGCAAAAGAAGGAGTGGCAGCAGATATTGATAAGGCTATGAGAGAAGCCTACCCTGCTGGTGTTGGTGACACTCTTTCACAAGTCGAGAGACTTGCTGGTCTAGAGAGTGCATATAAAACTTCTTTACCTTCTTTCATCGACAAGTATGGTTCAGATAAAGTAAGCCCTCAAGATGTGGCTCTGGCTATGACAGAAGCATTTGGCTTTGAACCGGGTGTTGCCTCCTTACTGGCTGACCCAGATGGAGTTACTCCTTTCCTTGCTCGTGCTAGAGCCGACGCTACTGCTACTGATATTGCTGCACCACAGGTTAGTGTGCCCGGTGCACCCGGTGCCCCCGGTCAACCCAAGACCTATGCTGATTATGTTGCCGAGTATCCAGAACTAACAGAACAGATTGCGCAACTTGAGGCAGACCTCGCAGTAGAAGAAGAAGAATTGTTTGGTGACATATCCATCCTTTCTCCAGAAGACATCGAGCGTAAGGCATCAGAAATATATACTAGACTGTATGGCTCCAGACAAACACTAGCCAGACAAGAAAGGATTCGCGATATACAACAGGAAGTTCAGAGTAACTTAATAACTCTTGACCCTCGTGAAAGAACTGCGGTCATCATGGCATTCCCCCTCACAGGCAAGGAAAAGCGGCGTCTTATCCGTCTTATGGGCAAGCCTACCCGTGCTACTGCCGAAGAGATATATGAAATCTCAGACCTTCTTGACGAAGGGCTGACACGTTCAGTCGACCTAAGTCCTAGAGTTGTAAGGGAACTTCTACCAGAGAATATAACTAAACGTCTTGGTAAAGAAACGGTAACCTTTACAGGTGGCAAGACCAGAGACATCGATGATGTTACTCTTGATGACCTTGTACAATATTATGTTGAGACAGATCCTAACATCGACCAAGCGCAAGCCGTTGAGATGTATAAGGAACTTGATGTTAATATGCAGCAACTAAAAGAACTTGCCGGAACAAATCCGGGTGGTGCGAATATGATTGCCGATAGATTGGCAAGAAGTTTAAGAGAAGGTGCTGGTCTGCCTGTGGATGAACCCAC